AATTCAGCACCAGATAAATCTGTAATTCCTGCTGATACTAAATCGGCATTACTAATATAACCGTAAGTATAACCTGAACCACCACTTGTAACTGTAACTGCTGAAACTGTACCTGATGAAATTGTAACCGTAACTTCAGCGCCTGAACCATCACCTTTGACAGCAATACCTGTAGTATCTCCATCACCTGATGAAGCGCCTGAGCCAGCAGATTTAATTTTTACTAAATCAATTGCACCATCTGTGTTAGAATCTCTAACTGTTGTATTGGTAGCAACAGCCATAAAATCAGTAGATAAGAAATTTGTTTGTTGAGCGGCTGATAAAGTGTACATATATTTCCACTTGTAACCATCACCTGAAGTTTCAAAAATTGTATTACCTGTATTTGTAGGTTCTTCAGTTGAAGCAACACCACCATTATTATCAATACATTTATAAACAGAAAAGGTGCTATTCATTACATAGAAAGTAGCGTCAAATAATGAAGTTGCTCCACTATCTGCTGTTACAACACTTGAAGTTGAACCTGTAACATAATGACCATAATCGTGTCTGTAATAGTCATAAACTGTACCACTTGTCCAATTTCTTCTTGGAATAACTATTGATACGTCTGAACTTGTAACTCTTTTAGCTGCTAAAAGATCATCAAATATATGATACTCTTGTGATATTGAATCAATTGGTGTTAAAGGTGTAGCATCTGTGCCCTCATATTGAGTACGGCCATCACCTCTTGTAGATGTAGCCCACGCTTGTGGTCTACCTATACCCATATAATAAACATTTGGTGAAGCTTCTGAAAAAGACTCAACAAATTGTTCCTGATTATGGGTTCTAAATTTGTTTGTTATAATCGCTGGCATAAATTCCTCTTAATTCTATTTATATTTATACTCGTTAACTATAGCTTACCGTAATTTCTGTAGGATATGCTATATAAGTTTTTAAGTTATCATTGGCCAAATCTTGTATCTGAGCAACGGAACCGTCAGTTCCAGTTATCTTTGTTCCTACTATTCTATGATTAGCCCAATTTAACATTTGCATTGGTTGTACATAACTTCTAACCACACTATCACCACCACCTGCGCCTGTTTGAACACTAGGGTGACCACCACCATACATACTTGTAAATGCTGGGGCAACAGAATTTAAGTATAAAGATTTCATTCTAGGAGCCGCAACAACATAACCATATTTTGTTTCAGTACCTCTTACAGTAATTCTTGGTTTAGATTGTAATTGTAAGGTAATAATTTGAGTTAAAGTTAAATCTCTTGTATTTTTGTTCAAAGGTGTAATTGTACTATCAGAAAAATCTGGATCAACTCCTAATTCAGGATTTGCTCTTAATGTTGTTCCATCTGTAAGTGTTCCTAATCTTCTTCCAAAAATAGTTGAGAATAAAGTATTTAATACTAATTGTACACCGTCAAAGTCTATTCCAGAATTAACTGTAGTAAAGCTTCTTAATCTAGCATTAACTTGCGATTGTATGTTAACTTGACCTGTAAAATAAAAACCAGCCGAGTGCATTGTTTTCTTAAATGAATCTCTCCAATCATTAATTGTACGACCAACTTTAATAACATAAGAAAAGTCCTGATAGTATAAACTATCTTGTATTCTCATAGTTGTTTCTGAAACGTGTCCATCTTCATTTAAAAAAGTACCTGCTGTATTTGCTGTAGCAGCAACTGTTGCTGTTGCTGTAGCAGGATCGGTAATTTTTACTGTGGCTGTAGCACCGCTTGTATTACCTGTAATAGTTGTATTAGCAGCAAAAGTTCCTGTAGCTTCACTTAAAGTTAAAATATTTCTGTCTGAGTCAAAAGAAACTACAGTAGCTGTAATTGATGATGAATCTGTGCCTGTTCCTGTAACTGTTTCTGAAGTTGAAAAATCTCCAGATTTGCCTAATACTAAAATTTTTGATCTTAATGTTAAAGTAGGAGGACTTGCTGATTGTTGATATTCAGCACCTGACTCAACAATTTTTAAACCTTGTATTCTTCCAATTTCTGAACCATAACAAAATACGGAAGCACCTGTGCCAACTGAAGAATCAGGACCTCCTGTAGAGCCTACGGTTATAATTGGTAATGAAAAATAGTTTGAGCCGCCATCTATAATTCTAATATCAGTAATATCAGCATTACCTGTTCCAGCTTCTTGTACTATTTTATTACCTGTGTAAGGATCACTTCTAGTTGTTTCATCTTCTAAAACTAAATGATCTTCTTCCGTAGAAGTTGATTCTTCTTGTGTAAATCCTCCGTTTACAACTGAAACTTTTGCTCTTGCTGAACCGCCACCTGAACCTGTATTATCAAATACTATATCATCACCTATTTCGTAACCTGAACCACCATTATCAACATAAAAATTTGTTAAACTACCTCTACCTATAGCGTCAACATTTATAATAGCACCTGTTCCACCACCTGTCACACCAACTGTTTCTCCCTCGGTATATAAAGAACCATCATTTGTTAATGTTGTAGAATTTGGTATTCCTGTAATTGTTGCTTTTATAAAAACATCATCATCATCTGTAGCTGTTCCTCTTAAAATTTCATCTGTTTGAAAAGTACCAGAAATAGTATCTTCATTTAAAATAAATTCTGTAACTAAATTTTCGCCTACTTGAAATTTAAATACATTTTCAATAATTGCTGTAGCACCTGAAGTTTCGCCTGTAATTGTTCTTCCAACTAAATTTGTTGTATCACCTGTTTGTAATTGAGCTGAAGTTTGAATAGCTCTTAAAATTAATTGAGTGTCCCATTTACCATCAGAAGCTCTTAACATATTTTCTCTAGGATAAATTGTTTCAGAGTCTTCGTTAAATAATAATTTAAAAAATAATTCGTGGCCTCTATTGGTACCTTTTGCTTTATAAAGTGATTTTACATTTTTAATAAGGTTTCTTTTATTAACGCCAGCATTTAAATTTTCTGGTAATGTATTTAAAAATTCATTTCTAAATTTTGTTAAAAAGTTTGAAATAACTTTATCAGGATCTCTAAAGTTTAATAACTCTTGTATATTAGTTACAGGATTTGGACTGTAGTTATTAATAACAGCGCTTGCGTTTGAAGAAGCACCTAATACTGTTTCACCTATAAGGAATTTATCTTGTGCTGAAATAAACAAACGGCCATTGTTTAAATCTTCAGCAAGAACTGTAGTCGTAGCACCTGAAGTTTGGCCTGTGATAGTTTCACCTCTTGTAAATTTACCAAAGGCTGAACTTTCTAAAATGATTTTATCACCAGCGTCTAATTGTGTTCTATCAGAATCAATACGAGAACCATCTAATAACAAAGCATTTGTTTGTGCTGTTTCTGTTTCTAATTGAATACCGTCTGTAGTTTGTACCGAAGTTACATCTAACTCGGCAGATTCCATAAAAGTGTAATATGTTTTTACAAACTCTAAAAATTTAGGGTGTTGTTCAACAACGAACTCTGGAGCCTGACTATTAATCAGTTGTGATATTTTGTCTTTAAAAGTTGCCATTAGTAATTAGATGTTACTGTATAACCTACACCAGCGTCAGCGGCACCACCAACAAATGTATCTGCCTCTACTGTGATTGTTGAATTTGCTGTATCTATTTCTAAAATCTGATCTCTTACAGGAACAATATCATAAGAAGCAGGCTCAACTGTGACCTCAATAACAGTTGACGAAGCTCCTCTAATATTTTCTACTGAAGCGATGTCTAAAGAATTAATTGTAATTTGACCTGTTGTATAGTTAACTGTACCTTGTGAATTATTAACATATGTTCTTACAGAGCCTACAAAATAATATCTTCTAATATTACCTGAGCCATCATCATCAAGGTAGTAAACGTTTGTTGTATCACCTGTCACTTTAAATCCTGATGTAGTGATTACACCACCTGTTCCTGATTTATGACCTGTATGTGGATTAAAAATACCATTTCTAAAGTAAATGTCATATCTTGTAGAAGAACCGATAGTCGGAGTAAATGTTTTTCTAATTTTTAATGTTGTTACATTTGATAAAATACTTGTATCAACATCATCAATTAAACCTGTAACTTTTGAATGTCTAAAGATACCATCAAATTTTGATAATGTATTTGTGTTGTAATTTGAAATAGCAGTTAAAACTTCAGATTCTAAAGTGTCTGCTGTTTTGGTAGTTGCCTTTTCATCATACTTTATGTTTGATGTTAAAAGTATTTTTGTAATTTCTGGATCAACAATTTCTGGTCTTACAGAAGCTACATTAAATTTTTTTAATTGTGTTACAATAGATTGTTTAGTTGCGTCTGTTAAAGTAGAACCTGAAGCGGCTTTAATAGCAATTTTTATAACACCATAAACTGGCGTTTCATCATCTTCACCACCCCAAGCTGAAACTGATTGTGCGTTTGGATATAATTCTTGTACAAGTGTTTCGTAATCACCTGTTGTAACTGCTCTATCTTGTCTAGCATATTGTAAAGGAGCATTAAATCGAATTGATTCTTTACTTTGTGGTTCAGCGCCACCTTGAGCACTTGAAATTGTTGTAATCGTTACGTCTGAAAAAGTTTCAATAGCACCTGACAAAGCAAAAGTTGAAGCACCATTAGCTTCAGTTTTATTTGTAACGACATATTCTAATATAACAATATTACCATCACTTAATGCTCTGCCTACTACACCATCTCCAAAATAAACTTCAAACTTACCATCTTCAACTTCTTGTAAAAAATAAACTCTACTTGTTGAATCTAAACTTGTAAAACCTGTAGCTAAAGTATATGTCGCTGTTGTTGAATCAGATGATGAGTTTTGAACTTGTACTCTTAAAGTAGTTGTATCAGCATTAGGACTAGGAATAATAAATCTTTGGTCAGGATCAGATGTGTTAACTGTATATTTAAAAGTAGTTAAAGTCCCTTCGTAAATTGGTATACTTGAAAATCTATAAACACCATTTAATGGTGTTAATGTGTGAGAAGCGTTTGTTACAAATTGATAAGAAGTACCAGCAACACTCGTTGTAAAAACGGTACCTTTGTCCATAGTCACAGAAGCGCCTGAAGCATTATTAATTAAAATATCTATTGAAGCAGTTGGAGCTTTTGCTGATGTAGGAGTATAACCTAACATCTTTGCTATTGACACAATATTTTTTCTTATATCAGCACTATCTAAATACATTTCGTTTGCCAACATATTGGCATTGAAACCTAGGTAATGTGTATTGTATGCTAGTAAATCTAATAAGATTGAAAAACCTGAACCTTCAAAATCGTAATCAGAAAATTCTGCTTGATTTCTTAAAAATGTTTTTAGATTATCCTTAATTCTATCAAAATCTAAATCTGATACTGTTAACTTATTTGAAGCCATTTTATCTTAACCTTTGTAAATATGTTTCTACTACTACTGGTTCAGGTACACCTTGTACATAAAAGTAGATAGAAACTTTTAATCTGTTTCTGTCGCCATCATCTTCTAGTGATATGTCTTGTAACGAAACTCTAGGCTCGTAAGCAGTAATCACTTCACTAATTTTTCTTTTTAAAAATATACCAACTATAGGTGTATAGTTTTCAAAAAGTAATTCTCTAATACCACAACCTAATTCAGGATGAAAAGGCCTTTCATAAAAATTTGTTTGTACTAAATTTCTAACACTTCTTTTAACAGCGTCAACATCTTCTACTTTAGATAGATCATTTGTAACTGGATTTCTACCAAAATTTAAATCTAAATCTTTGTAGGTTCTATTACTTCTTTTACTTTTATTGTTTGCTGAAGCGTCATATATTGCCATAGTGGTAATATTTATACACTAACCAGCGAAAACATTAGGAGAACCTTGAGCCACACTAGTACAACCTGATATAGCGTCACCAACTCTGCCACAACCTTTGCCGTTGATAAAAACAGTAGTTGAACCTACAGCTATGGGTGCTGAATGTGATGGACAAGGTGCTGGTGGTAGTAAATGACCTGTGTTATTATCACCTTGACGTGATACTCCTATACCATTTACAAAAACATTACTGGAACCTTGAGCTCTTGTCATTCCTGAACAATGAGCTACATCTGCATCACCTATTCTAGTTACCGCTGGCACGTGACATTAACTCCTTTAAATAATCATCAAACTTTGACATTTGATCGTGTTGTTCTTCGGTGTGAGGTTCAGGCGGATAATCAGGCTTAAATGATATTACGTGTTCAAACTGATTTGGAATATCATTATAATTTTGATATTTCTCTAATTTGCCATTTTTTCTAATGACAAACTCACCTGTTAACATTAAACTCGTCCTTGACCAACGTATGCTTTAAAACTTCTCTTAAAAGACTTGTTAGGTCTTTTTGAATGTCTGCCTCTTCTTTTTTTTCTAGTAGAACCTCTAAAATTTGAAACTCCTAGTGTTGACTTTTTAGCCATTTTTACGCTCCGTTAAATGAATCATAGTCCATTGAGTTAACTTTTTCTTTTTTTTCGTGTCGGCAGTTTCCACAACACTCAATTTTGTATTTTTCACCAAATTCGTTTGTTACTTCTTGTTTACACTTGCCTCCACAATGGCAATCGTGTCCACAATTTTGACAATTAGACATAAATTTCCTTTTTTGACAATATTTATTAAAATTTACAAGAAACTTGGGCGGAAGTTGTTCGATTTTCTATCAAATTTTTGATTTTGTCTTTTGATTCGTTATTTTTTTCGTCTGATTCGTTTTTTTTCTTTGATTCTAACTCAATTTTAGGCAAAAATTTACATTCCTCTACTTTTTTTACACAGGAAGAGAACAAAACAAGAACAAATACACTAAAAAGTGTAATTTTTAACAATTTTTTTGACATTTTTTTGAATTTTTTGCTTTACAAACGCATTTATTTAGTGTATATTAATTATATAACAATGAAAAACAAAGGAAAAAACACTATGACTAACTTTTTTGCGATAACAACTATTTTATCAGCAATTTTGGCTGTTGGTTCAATCGAAGATTGTGCTGGGGCTTGTGTCGGTAATGAAAATTGGACAGCATTTTTTATTTGCTTGACAATTATGATAATTTGTGGTATAATAACTGTATTAACTATGAAGAAAGGACAATAAACACTATGATGACAGTAAACAAAACAGCAAAAACTTTAGATGAGGGTATTAAAAATATGATGGAGACTGCTAAAATGGATTATCAAATGTGGTCTACAAATGCTCACGGTGAACAATCTCAATGGGCTAAAGATTCTACAGCAGAATGGGATACTAAAACAAAAATCAAACCTGGTAAAAAATATATTAAAGTTGTACAAGACACTGGTGTTTTTTGTTTTATTGCTAAAGAAGACTTTAAACATTTTAAAAAAGGTGATATATTAAAGGCAGCTGGTTGGAATGCTCCGGCTTTAAACTCACCGAGAGGTAATGTACTAAAAGGTAACTATCCAATTCAATGGACAGGACCTTTATATTTAAAATAAACTAACAAAGGAGAAAACACTATGATGATAGAAACGTTAAACAAAATGAGTATCACACAATTAAATGATACCAAGGCTATGATTGATGTCTTAATCAAGTCTAAAGTTAAAAATGAAATGAAAGTTGGCACTAAAGTTTTTGTAGTACAAAAAACTAAAAAAACGCCTGGTGTAATTACTAAAATTATGAATAGTAAATGTTTGGTAGATTTATCAGGTAGAATCTATAGAGTACCAATGACAATGTTGGAGGTAGCTTAATGTTGTACGCTGATAAAATTATGAAAACTGATTACTATAATAAACTTAAAAGGGTGGCCAATACATTGGCCAAAAAATATAAAGGTCATCCTTTAGAAAGAGGTATAGCTAAAGGAATACCTATGAAGTATCTTCCTTTGTTTAAAGAGTTTTCTAAAAAAGTAAAACCTTTAAGATTTAGATATAGAGGCAATTCAAAGCCAGGCTATCGTAGAGACCCAAGTTATGTGTTAATGGCATATGCCGATAGTTTTGCCATTTATTACAGATGAAAATAGATTTTTATTTAAAATGGTTAGCGACAGGCCTACTAATAGTAGGTTGTTTCTTTGTGTCGATTAATGTTTATCCATTAGGACCAATTATTAATTTAATTGGCGGTGGTGTTTGGTTGATTGTTGCTTTAATGTGGAAAGAATGGTCATTAATTGTAACCAATTCAGTTTTACTAAGCGTTAACGCTTTAGGATTAATTTACAAGTTTTTCTTTTGATTGTTGTTTGATTAAGTGAGGAGTGAGTATGTGTGGAGGAACTCACTCCTCGATAAAGAGAGCTACGCTCTCTTTTGGTGTGGTATAGTTATTTATACAACTTCTACCAATTGTTTGTAGATTTTCTAATTATATGTCCTAACACTTTGCCTTTATTAGCACCGTGTTTAACAACATAACCAGATGTGCCTTCTCCATTTATATCAACTTCTTTTCTAGCTCCAAACAATACTTTTACTTTTTCCAATAAAGAATGTTCTTTACTTCTAGCTTTGAATAAATGAGTGAATCTGTTTGTCATACACCCTCCTTTAAATTTAAGTTAGGTGCGTTCCTTCGGCTAATGCCTACTTCCGTCCTTTTGGGATGAACGATATAATTATTTATACGAGATATGTGTTTATAACATATCAGATATTAATATATCACATATTAGAAAAAATGTCAAGCTTAAGTCAAATCTTGCTTAGCAGCATATTGTAACGGACAACCACCCCAATCGTGGTCATCATCATTAATAATAACACCCTTATTGTGTTTGTCTTCACTTAAAGCCTGTTCAATCTTTTTTTCTAAATCTTTTTTAAATTGTTCTTCTTTAGTCATAAAAATATTTAGATAAAAAAATTTACAAAATTGACAGCTAAGTTGTAAATTGAGTCAACGGACTGTAAAAACAAATTTACAATCCGTTAACTTTGTTAATTATTTAACTTGTGAAATAGCCTCTTTGGTATTTGCTAAAGGTACTAAACCAACGTCTGTTAAGTAACCTCTACTACCAATGGCCTTTTTAGATGTAAACTCTTTTACATATTGTTCAATACCTGGTATGACACCAATGTGTTGATTTTTTACATAAAAGAATAATGGACGAGCAATTGGATAACTGCCGTCTTGGATTGATTTTAATGATATTGTTTTACCATTAACTGTAACTGCTCTTACTTTGTCTTTATTTGATTCATAGTAAGAATAACCTAATATACCAAAGTTATCAGGTTCTGCTACTATCTTATTGATAATTAAAGTATCGTTTTCACCAGCTTCAATAGCAGCACCATCTTCTCTTAACAATTGACATTTCTTTTTGTCAACTGTTTTAGGACAACCTTTTTTCATTACTAACTCATTAAAGGCATCCCTTGTACCTGAAGTTGGTGGTGGAACTAATACTGATATTTTGATATTAGGTAAACTCTTATCAATGTCAGACCATTTTTGTGGTTTAGGTCCTTCAGCTGATAATGCTAACCATATTTGTTCAATCGTAAAGTTAACTTGTTTGTTTGTAAAAGAGTGAATGATAGCGATACCATCTAAACCAATTTTTACTTCAGTAATATCTGTTACGCCATTTTTAAAACATAACTCTTTTTCTTTTGTTTTAATAGCACGTGAAGCATTGGTCATATCAGGTGTACTCACACCGATACCTTTACAAAACAATTTCATACCGCCACCGGTTCCTGTGGATTCGATTATAGGTGTTTTAAAACCTGACTTACCAAATCTTTCTGATACAACTGTTGCGAATGGATAAACGGTAGAAGAACCTACGATAGAGATTTGATCTCTTGCATAACTAACGGTACTCATCAAAGACATTATAAAAGCGATTAATAATATTCTCATCTTAACTCCTTGTTAAAGACTTTAATTATTTAATAAGGAAAAAGTGACTGTAACAAAAATTTAATATTAAAAAACCTTTACAAAGAAAGAACTTACATCTGTATTAGAAGCCGCATATCTAATTATTTCAGTTGAAATCATATCTCGTTTAGATTTAGTAGCGGATAAGAAACTATCTAAAAACATTAAACACATATTTTTTGAAAAGATAAAACTACTCTTACCTTTTACTTTACTTTGAAATTGAGAAAACGATACAACTGGAAAAGAATTTTTACTAAAAGGTGCCATTTGTAGATTATTATATTTTTTATATAACTCATACATCTTAGTTAAATTAACTTGATTAAAAGGAGTTTCTTTCCAAGATAGGCCACGACCTGAATTGCCAATTGTTTTATTTAAATGTTTTTCCAAATAGTAATTTAAATTACCACCACCAATTTTACCACCAGCTGCTGTCGCACCTTTTATTTCACCTTGCCAAGCAGACGTACTATTAAAGGCTCTAAACTGAACTTCACCTAAACCCAATTTAAAATACATATCAATAGAAGAAAAGAAATCTCCATTT